ACAACAAAAACTTGAAGAAGAAATAAGATTGAATTATGAAGAACCTGCACATATGCAACAAGGATAAAAACTAAATGCCAACTAATGTTTATTTCAGCACTGGCACTACATCTGAGCAAAGACTATATGAAGATTTAATTATAGAACAGCTTAAGATATATGGCCAAGATGTTTTTTACTTACCAAGAAAGATAGCAAATAAAGATACTATCTTTGGTGAGGACCCAGCTTCATCTTTTAATGACTCGTACATTATAGAAATGTATGTTGACAACACAGATGGATATATGGGTGAACAAGAAATAATTAAGAAGTTTGGTTTAGAATTAAGAGATGATATTAAGTTTACTGTATCTAAATTGAGATGGGAAACTTTAGTATCTAACAATAGTGATTTAGTTGCTGAGAGACCTCAAGAAGGTGACTTAGTTTATTTCCCTACAACAAAAGCATTCTTTGAAATACAGTTTGTTGAGCATGAACAACCTTTCTATCAACAAAGTGCTTTACCTGTTTATAAATTATCTTGTACTAAATGGGAATACAGTTCCGAAAGAGTTGATACAGGTATTGCTTCGATTGATTCTGTTGAAGACGCATTATCAACTGATACACAAAACTTTCAATTTAGTTTAGAAACTGGCACATCTGCTACTGGTGCTATTACACTAGAGAGTGATATAGGTGAAATTAATTACCTTATCAATGAAGACTTTACAATGGCAACACAACAACCTATTGATCAATCAAAAGCATTTGAAACAGCTGCAGGTACAAACACATCATCTACAGCCGATGATATATTAGATTTTAGCGAAAGAAATCCTTTCGGAGAGGTTGACGATAACTAATGTTTGGACAACACTTTTACCATAAAACAATCAGAAATACTGTAATTGCTTTCGGTACGATATTTAATAATATTAATATCAAACGATTGGATTCTAGCGGGAATCCTTTACAAGCAATTAAAGTACCTTTATCATATGCACCTAAAGAAAAATTCATTGTAAGATTAGATCAAAACTCAAACTTAACTGGAGACGATTCAAGCGTTGCGATTACTCTACCTCGTATGTCATTTGATATCACTGGTTACAGTTATGATTCTTCTCGTAAATTAAATAAGAATCAAAAATACGGCGTAGCTAAAAATGCTTCAGGAGATGAAAAAAAAGTATATTCTCAATACTCTCCTGTTCCTTATGATGTAAGTTTTGAGTTAAATATTTTTACTGCAACATCAGATGATGGTCTACAAGTTATAGAACAAATACTTCCATACTTTCAACCAGACTATACAGTTACTATGATTGTTGATAAAGATTACATGGATACAAAAAGAGATATACCTTTTATATTAGAAAGTGTTGATTATGAAGACACTTACACTGGTGCATTAACAGACAGAAGACGAATTATTTACACATTAAAATTTACAGCAAAAATATACTTATATGGACCAATTGGCTCAAGTGCTGTAATAAGAAAATCATCTGCTGACATATACACAACTACAGCAGATAAAAGTCCATTTCGTAGTGAAAGAGTTACAGTTACACCAAATCCAACTGGTGCTGACAAAGATGATTCATATACATACACAACTGCTTTAGATTTTTTTGATGATGCGAAAAACTATGATGAGGAAACAGGTAACGATATATAATAACAAAAGGTTTTTAAAATGAGTAACATTGATGATAAATTAAATGAAGTACTAAATATTGCCGAAGAAGTACTAGAAAATAAAGAAGAAAAGAATCCTTTAGAGATTGTAAAAGAAAAATCTGTACCTGTTATTCCACAAGCAAATGTGGATACAGACTTTGATAAAGGTAGAGAAACTATTTACGGTTTATTGGACAAAGGCAATGAAGCAATAGATGGAATACTTTCATTAGCAAAAGAAGGTGAGCATCCTCGTGCATATGAAGTAGCAGGTCAATTAATTAAAACTCAAAGTGAGATTGCACAAAATCTATTAGATCTACAAGATAAATTAAAAAAAATTAAAGATGTGAAGGGCGATAGTCCTAAGAACGTCACTAATGCATTATTTGTAGGATCAACAACTGAACTACAAAAAATGATAAAAAATAATAAAGATAAAAAGTAATTATGGATCAATACTTAGGTAATCCCAATTTAAAAAAGGCACACACTAAATCACGATTCTCTCCTAAACAAGTAGATGAAGTGATGAAGTGTCTTGAAGATCCTAAATATTTTATAGAACACTATTTAAAAATTGTCACAATTGATAAAGGTCTTGTACCTTTTGAGATGTATGACTTTCAGCGGAAGATGGTAGATACTTTTCACGATAATAGGTTTACAATATGTAAATTACCTAGACAAAGTGGTAAGTCAACTATCATTGTCTCCTACCTCTTACATTACGTTTTGTTTAACGATAATGTAAACGTTGCAATACTCGCCAATAAATCTTCTACGGCAAGAGATTTACTAGGTCGATTGCAACTTGCTTACGAGTACTTGCCTAAATGGATGCAACAAGGCGTTCTCAACTGGAATAAAGGATCACTTGAACTAGAAAACGGAAGTAGAATCGTTGCGGCTTCAACTTCATCAAGTGCTGTTCGAGGTAGTACCTTTAATATAATATTCTTAGATGAGTTTGCCTATGTGCCCAATAATATTGCCGAAGAATTTTTTAGCTCAGTATATCCTACAATATCATCTGGTAAATCATCAAAGGTTATGATTGTATCTACACCTCACGGAATGAATATGTTTTATAAGATGTGGATGGATGCTGTTAATAAAAAAAGTACTTTTGTTCCTGTTGAAGTACACTGGTCAGAAGTACCTGGTCGTGATGAGGCATGGAGAGAACAAACAATAAGAAACACAAGCGAGGCACAGTTTCAAACCGAGTTTGAATGTGAATTCTTAGGTAGTGTTGATACACTTATCAATGCACAAAAACTTAAAACAATGGCTGTCGTTGACCCTAGAAGAAGTCCTCAAGGATTAGATGTTTATGAAATGCCTATCAAAGATCATACTTATGTCATCACAGTTGACGTTGCAAGAGGTGTACAGAACGATTACTCTGCCTTTATAGTCATAGACGCAACAAAGGCACCATATAAGATTGTTGCAAAGTATAGAAACAATGAAATTAAACCAATTGTCTTTCCGAATATATTAGACAAGATAGGTAAGTTATATAATAAAGCATATATCTTAATAGAGATAAACGATTTAGGACAACAAGTGGCAGATGCAATGCAATTTGAACTTGAATATGATAACATGATGATGGTTACACAACGAGGTAGAGCAGGTCAAGTATTGGGCGGAGGCTTTAGTGGTAGAGGTAATCAACTAGGTATCAGAATGACTAAAGGTACTAAAAAAATCGGAACTTCAAATCTGAAAAGTTTGATAGAAAGTGATAAGTTAATCATTAATGACTTTGATATTATATCAGAATTATCAACGTTTATATCAAAAGGAAAATCTTTTGAGGCTGAAGCAGGTTCGCATGATGATTTAGTGATGTGTCTAGTTATCTTTTCTTGGTTAGCCAATCAAAGATACTTTAAAGAACTAACAAATATAGATGTTAGAGGTCAAATGTTTACAGATCAAAAAAATGCAATTGAGGCTGATATGGCACCTTTTGGGTTTATAGATGATGGAATAAACGATCCTGAAGGTAAAGATAATGGATATTTTGATGACGCAGGTGTCTTATGGCATCCTGTGACATACCGCAAGGGAGAATAGTAGAGATATAGGATAACATAAATATCTACAAAAGGGTTATAACTAATACAAACTTAAACACTTAATTAATTAGGGAGAACTAAATATGGCTTTTCAAGTATCACCAGGTGTTCTCGTTACTGAAAAGGATTTAACAAACGTAATTCCCGCGGTTTCTACAACTAGTGGAGCGATTGTTATTACTGCTGCTAAAGGACCAGTTAGTGAAATTACTTCAATTTCATCTGAACTAGAATTAGTTGAAGTATTTGGGAAACCAAATTCGTCTAACTTTGAAGAATGGTTTACAGCATCAAACTTTTTAGGATACGGAAACAATCTGAAAATAGTACGTCCTGAAACTGGCATGGTAAATGCTGCAGTATCTGGAACGGCTGTAATAATAAGAAATACATCACACTACTTAACTTCTTTCTCAGACGGATCAGGATCAGTTGGTGCTTATGCCGCAAGAGAACCAGGAATATTAGGAAATTCTTTAAGAGTATCTAAATGTTCCAACTCAACGGCTTTTGGACCACAAGGTACAGGTGCAGCTGGCACAGGTGCTGTTAATGATGCATCCGCAGCAGTTGGCGACACAACAATTACTGTTGATAATGGTGCGTTGTTTCAAGTAGGTGATCTATTAGAATTTGGAAGTGCTTCTGTATTTACAGCAGTGCCTTCTGGACACTATTACAAAAT